TATAGTTTATATTAGTTTATATTACTGTACCCTAATCTCTTTATTCTTGCTACTTCTTTTTCTCTATTAGAATCAATGTCTGGTCTCACAAACTACTAATATTTACAAACAAGCTCATATAAGCCTCTATAAGCCCCTATAATCACTCAGGTGGATAAGTTATCCAGACGATGTATTATAACGCGTCAGAGAGCCTGTAAATAGCCTTAAATCGAATGTATGATATTTCTCTGCAAAAAAAATATTTTTTATTTTTGTTTTGAGTGTATAGAAACGCGGAACTATTTTTTTTATTTTTGTATTACGAGTATAAATACGCGGAACTAATTTTTTTATTATTTTGCGTGTATAGAAACGCGGAACTAAAATTTTATTTTTTTACTATGCGTGCATGAAAACTCGGAACTCCCCCCAGCTGCTACCCCGTGCTCGTTGCGACAGCCAAGTACCCCCACCATTAACACCCAAGAAGCCAAACTAGATTAATCATAGCATTCGCCATGGTGTAGATAATCGCATTATGGAGTGTGTTTGTGCTTGCGGTAATCATTGCAGGTATAGCACTACTCAGAGCATCTCATGAATAACAGTAGTGGGATGTGGTGGTGATTAGGCTGTGTGATATTAGTGTTTTTTCTACACGAGTATACTCACAAGCCTGATTGTGTATAATATTAGATAACATCAAACAACAATTATATGACCGCAAAAACTGTATTCTATCTTCGTATCAAGGATACTAGGGATGGACGTATATTGCACGAAAGCAACAATTATGACACAATGGAGGAGCTCTTTGAAGAGTTTAAATATTGGTTAGATCAAGAAGATACACAAGTTATCTTCTCTAAAAGAGTGATAATGATCCCTTAGCAATAAGGGGTCATTACACCTCTAAGTAGCCATACTATAACCCACTGCGCTCGCTTCGCTCGCGAGTCCTCTTAGCTACCCAAGGTGCCAAACAATTGCTAATCATATTATTCGCCATCAACCAACATGGGTTGTATGGGGGTTGGTTAATACCAACTGCACATACGTTACAACATACTAAACTACTAAGATATGATTAAAGTTTGTTCTTTCTTGTTTGTATGGCTCTGTAATATACTATTAACTGCAGAGGCTGGCAAACTGTTGTTATTGTCTATAATAGACCATAGCAATGTCCCATTTATGGTTGGGACAGTTGTAGCTCTATGTTGGTTACTCCCAACTAGTGCTAGTAGAATTGATGCATTAGCTGATAAGGCTAAGTATGCATTTGGGCTAGATTGATAAGGTGAGCATTACAGCTCATCTTACCAACCAAGTTGCCACACTCATCACCATATTCCCCAACCAAGGTGCCAAACCAAGATTATTCATAATATTCGCCAACTATCAACATTAGATTGGCAAAATTGAACTGATAAATATTAACCCTCAAAATTGCAATAAAATGGGAAATCTTATCAAAGGTGCAGAATTAGGCACCTACAAAACAATTGCTATGTCTATTGGACAAGCAGAGAAAGAGAATCGCAACGGAGTTAAGTCTAAGTTCCTCGTACTCGTAGTACGTGATGCAGATTCAGCAGCAGCCAGGTCTAAGCGTATCATCTTTTGGGAAGAGGATATACCAGGTTTGATTGAGAAGATTAAGGTCTTCGCATCATCAACACCTAATCCTACAACCAAAGGATACGACATTGACATGAATGCTATGCGTAATGCAGAGAACCATGCTGACTTCGACGATTATCTACAGTTCCCTGGTATGATTGAAGAACAATTCAAGCTTACCAAAGGAGCATGCTACGCCAACAATGTCAACGGAGAGAGAGTGCTCGATGGCTCAGGTAACCCTGTAGTCAGAGATACTATATCCGTCCTCGTCCAAGTAAAATTCATGATGCCAGATGGTAAAATGATATACTTCAGCGGTATGGACCCATATAGCACAGGCTCTCGTATCGAGCAGCGTTTTTGGCGTGAACCAGTGAACGCAACTGGTGCTACACAGGCACAGGGGGCAGGTGAGGTTGGGACTCCCGACATTCCTGAAACTCCTACACCTCAAGCAGCACCTCAGCGTCCATTCTAAGTTAATATATAGCCTTTCCTCGAAAGAGGGAGGCTATATAGCTCAGGAGCATAAACCTATAATCCTGCATGTTACAACACACCCAATATTCTTAAAAGGGAGATTATATAACACATATATAAGTGGTTTCGATTATCATATATTGGGCAAATATTAAACCGTAGAGTAGCTATCTATTTCTTAGTGAAGGCAAACTAAGGGTGCATTATAAAATGCATGGTATTCCGCATATTGGCTTTGCGAAGTCGATATGGACAGGACATAGTTAAATTGCAAATAACTATGCAAGTATTACTATTTCCCAGGACGTTATGTAACGTGCGGAAGATAGATAATCAGATTCAAAACAGTTCCACGTAAATTGTTTGAACTCCTACATTAGTATAACAGTCGTGGCTGACAAGGATAGAGTCGCAAATCTATTCTTATTTATTATGGGTTGAAATTCCCTGGGGAAGGTGTAACGTGCACTGAATAACCCTAAAATCCATCACATATCTTGTGCCTTGACGTGGCGTGATGGCTTTAAACAGAACAAGATTAAACATTAACAATTAAAACAACAAAACTATGGCAAAATTGGTAAAATTGGCAAACATTTTAGAAAGCAAACTATTAGCATACTCAGTAATATCATTCTGTTTAGGAATGGTATTCATTGTAGTATTAATAAATCTAGCCAAATTACATATCGTAAATGATATGGACTATGGTAAGATTGAAGTAGAAGAAAGAGCTCAAGAGCTCAATCATAAATACTACAACTACTACAAAGCTACAGAAGAGCTATTGGACAAAAAGCTAGGTGATGATGACCAAATCTTAGAAACAGATTGTGGCTCAAATTATCTAGATGCACGTAACAGTGTATGTGAGTATCTGAGATAATTGCGAAAAAAGACAAGGTGGTAAGTCTCTATTTATAGTTCTATAACCACCATTTGTTGTCAGCCCCTGTGTGAATAATAGTAGCACTTATAGGAACTGTCTGGAGTGCACACGAAAGTGTGAATACGCGCATTAATTGAATCCTTGCGCAAGGTAAACATTATGAGTAAATTCATAATTATAACCAATTCTGGTGGCGAAAAAATGGCAATCAGAAAAGACATTGTTACCTTTGTGACAGAAAACGGAACAAAAGAAGACCCTGTAAGAGTGTGGGTTAAAGGAGAGTATGAGGACGAACCTTATGGTTGTTGTGAAACTTTTGAATCAATAATGGCTAAATTGGAGGAATGATATGAAAGAAATAGATTTCAAAGAATTCCTAAATGCAGCTGATATTGCAGCAAGAAAGGTTCATAAGTCAAATGCTAAGCATATGATTGTTAATCACGTATGGGACTCTGAAAAGGGTAAATACGTTAAGGTTAAACGTTTCCGTGCTCATTCATCAATGACTAAGAAAGAAGAGCGTAAGTTCTTCGGTCATGATTTCAAGTACGTAAGTAGGAAAAACGTCTTAAATATAGACGGAGTATCACTACTATTTGACAAGAATGATCAGCTTTGTGATGTTCTTCCATTAACAGAAGACACAAAGAAGTTCTTAGATGAGAATCGTGGTGTACCATCTTTATTCTTCAATGGAGCAGAGTAGGTTAAGAATCACAGATGCAAAACTGTTAAAGAAGTTAGGCTATAAGGGGGAAACAAACGGATATTACATAAAAGGAGTACCAGTGTTTCCCTCACCTACAGACAAATGGAATGAAAAAGGTCCACAGTTTGTAGCAATGCCAGACTCACATCAAGCAATTGAATTCTTATTCAAGAATAAAGGTGTATTTATAACAGTTAAAGTTGATGTAAATAATGAAGATTTGAAGATTAAATTCAAACCAGTTATTTACATGACAAGAAATAGGAGAATAACTTATAACTATGAGTTAGAATCCAATGAATCTCTCGAAAAGGCTTACGCAATAGCCGTATCAGAAGTATTAAAAGCCTTATCAAAAATGTAATAAGGTAAAACAATTTAAAACATTATCAAAATGAACGTTATTAAGACAACAGAGAATGGTGGTATGTACATTTGTACAATGATAGGTATCAATAAAGAGTTATCTGAAAAGATGGCAAATTGGGGTAGCTATCACTCAAAGAATATCACAAAGACAACTCAAAGCATTGCAAAGTGGGAGCTAGTTGACAACGAAATTGACAAAGAGTCAAAAGAGTTCCCAAAGATGGTGAAGGTAACATCTGTGGTATTCAGAGATGCAGACATTGACTATGTACATAAGTTTGCAGAGTGTCAAGAAAAAATCACTGTAGAAATACTCGGCAAAGAGTCAGCAGATCTTAAACTAAAGGAACTATCAGCGCTATCACTAGCAGTGTATGGTGAGATGGTAAACCCTTAAAACCAGAAAACCGATGAAGAAAACTAAAGTCCATATACAAAACCAACAGATTCAGCAGCGGAAAGACAAAGCCGCTGTTGATTCTGTAGGCAACAAGAGATTTAGGCTTTTCTTTAAGTCTGGCGGTGCTAGTATTCTTATAGCTAAAGGATTAACAAAGAATGAGATTTATATTCTAACTAAACAGTTTGAAGGTAATCTCAAGAACTACGATTCTAAACTTGAAGGAGTATGGTTAAGTGTGAAGTAGCAACAGTGACATCTACGATCAAAATATTTGGTAAATACACAAGCGTATGAATAATTGTAAGAAGCGATATAAAACTCGCATATTTAAAAATGATAGAGAATTTCAAGTTTTCACAAGATTTATTCTGTCACTAGAAGAACGAAAAACCATCTTAATTAAGGGTTTTTCAATAGACGAATTTATACTTGAACTAATTAACAATTACAAGTATGAAAAAAGCGAGGGTTTAGTTTTTAGAAAAGAATACAACTTTAGTCCACCATTTGAATGTGAAATAGAATTAACATCTTTTGTTGAAAATGCATTCTATAACAAAAGACTTGCAGTGGTAAACAAGCATAGACGAGTGGTAGAACTAGCTGAAAAAATCTTATCAGTATGGGGAAAAAGTTGGAAGTAGGTGATATAAGAAGTCATATATACGATGGAAAAATATCACATAAATATTTCATAGTTACAGAACTAGGAATAGAATATGATGACAATACGCTTCTAATTTTCAGAAAGTTAGGAAGATGCTACAAGGCTCTAAATGTACGATCTAAATACAGTGAAGTAATTGGATTTCCGATTACTCACACAGTATATGGAGAACCGTTAAGAGAAAATGAAGGATGTAGTGGCGTTATAAAAATAACATGCATAATACCATTACATATGAAAAACTACAGACTAACCATACTACAAGAACAAAAAAAAATACTAAATATTCTACGTAGTAAGATAGAATGTAGAAAAGCAAGTGTCAGTGCTAAGTCTGGCACAAGTAAATAAAACTCTAAACATTATCAAAATGGGAGTACTAGTTTATAACAACAACAATCAAAACGATTGGTTTGAAAAGTCAATTATAGTACTATTTGTACTACTAATGACAGTAGGCATTGCACAAAAGTGCAGTGCACAAAAAGTACAACAGAAAGTTGTATATGACACAGTTATGTGTAATCAGGCGTGTGTACAGAAGTATGTGCAAGTACCTAACGAAAAGACAGGGAAAGTGCGTATCTTTGCAGTATACAAAGACGAGAAGAATAACCTGAACGAGCTAATCAACGTTCCACAGAGTGTTTTTGATTATATCCAAACTTGTAAGACCTATGGAATTCCTGCCCAATTAGGTATTAAGTTGAGAAATGGTGCTATAATTAGCATCATAAGGATAAAAACAATTATAACTGTGAGGCGATGAAAAAGGCTAAAATAGCAAAAGGAGCAGTTGTTATTGCAGCACGTAAGAGCAATTGCTTCTTTGACGAATATCTTCTAGTAAAAAAGAAGGTAAAAGACAAATTATACTGTATAAACAGATTAGGTGAAAGAGTAAAGGTAAATAGCGATAAATGTCATCCAATAATTGTGCCAAACTTAAGAGTAAAAGAAGAAGAGCTTGATGCAATATTAAATGGAAAAATCATAATCTACCATGATCTTCAAAAGACATGGGAAGAATTAGAGGTTAAATTTAATTGCTATAACACCAATGTTGTCAAACTATTTACAGTAAGCGGAAGAAGTGTTTTTATTGAGCTTTATAAAGTTTCCAAAATCGTAAAAAACGAATTAATCAAAGAAAGCGCAAATGGAAAACTAATAAATGTAAAGCTTCAAATAAAATGCTTAATAAGGCAAGTTTTGTTTTATGAAAACACCTAAGCCTGGTCAATTTTGCACTATAAATAATGTAGTTTACAGAGCTTATAGAGCAAAAGACGGCTGTAAAGGATGCGCTTTCAATAACTTGTTTTCATGCTTAGGAATAGTAAATGGTAAGACAAAAAGAGCAAAAATGAACTGTAGATACGAAAGTATAATTTTCAAGAAAGTATAAATATCCCAAAGTATAGAGTGTTAGTATCAAGCTAACGCTCTATATGTACATTTAATGCAACCTACGCCTCCGAAGTACAAGGAGAGTACGACTGGTCCCAAGTCCAGGATGAAAGATGCAGAGGGGATGTACATTTAAGTGCACGCTTATCAAGGGCACGATGCTGAGTTTCGGAAACTCCGTGCACTACAATTTTCTGGCATGAATTGTTATTTATTTATTCGTGGTTTAATTTGTTAGGGAATCTACCGTGAGGTAGTACTTAAAGGTTATCAAAAAAGTAATAGCGATTACTACAATATACCCGTCTGTGAAGATAGGTATATACGGCTTTATAGTTCAATTGATAGAACACAACACTGATAAGGTTGAGATATTGGTTTGAATCCAATTAAAGCCACGCCTTATTTACCAATTTATGCGTTAATAACACCTTTGGTATGCACGGTCTGTGAAGATAGTGCATATAATGGTCTCATCGTCTAACGGTTAGGACACAAGATTTTCATTCTTGCAATTGGAGTTCGATTCTCCATGAGACTACTATAAGTTTATTCTGGGTTCTTTAAAAACTAGACAAATTAATTTATGTTAAATCCAAAACACATTATCAAAATGGAAAAATGGATTAAGGGGATTTTAACAGTCGTAGCACTGTTAATTGTAGCTTTCCTCGGCTATAGCCTAACAAGCTGCAAAGACATGGGTGATAATCGAGCTGCAAGGCTTAAGGCAGACTCTTCTGTTGTCGCAAAGGCAATTGAAGACTACAATCACCCACAACTCAAAAACGTGGACGATGCAATTATCTTGCAAAACCAAATGTTGATGGACCATGATTATGAACAAGTATTTATGAATATGCCGCAAAACACACTGAAAGCAGTAATTCATGTAATAACAAATCAGGCTCATTCACAGACATTTACAATCAAAGACGTTGCTCAGGAGTATCTATCCAACAGGCGAATATACGACAATCTGCCAAAGGGTAATGATGCTAGTAAGCCTAAGCAAGGCTCCCCAGAAGAGTTAGAATTAGATTCAGTGGGAGGGTTGTAATATGGAGACAAGAGCTATTGTAATTCTCTACGAAGGAGTTAAAGCTCCAGAGAAATTAATGATCAAACTTGCACAAACCCTTAAAAAGGAGAAGATAACAAGTGATCGTGATATTTCTATATCAGAGTTGGATCAGAGTGATATTGCTCAAACTTTAGCAAGAGCTAAAGCAGCAGAAACAATCACTTTCAAACACGCTGTAGAAAAAGACCCTACAGAACAGTCAATTATTTACCTTAAAGGGTATTTTGGAGACAAGGTGTGGATTAATCCAGTTCTATTTGGCATTAACCTCATGGGTGCAAGACGTGCGCTCACAGAAGAAGGGAAAACGGCTCTACGTATATTATGTAGATACAATATCCCTGCAGAAGTTGCTATGAAGTACAATTTTTCAGAAGCTCACCTAACAGCAATTAAAGCTGTTGTAACAACAATGTAGAATGAAACACTACGATGACCATCACATGGTGGTAAAAGAGGAGAGTAAGAGAACTGAGCGTGCCAGACATATTAATGCAAGGCCATATAAACGCTCAAAGTACAAACACAACAACTACGAGGAAGATGTATAAAGTAGAGCTTTGGAGTAGAAACTCACATGGGAACAAAAAGGACCTGATTACAACTTCTTTGTATCCAACAGAAGAAGGAGCTATCAAAGCGAGAGAAGCCTTAATAAGGCTCTCTCGTGGAGCTAATTTTGCACCAGTGGATGCAGAATGTGTAAAAGCAGGTAGGCCAGAAACGGCTATTTTCTACAAGACTAACTACATAGTATATTAGTTAAGTAAAACATAATATTAATTTTTAAAATCATTATCAAAATGGCAAAAGAAACAAAAAAAGCAGCAGGTAACGAAGTAGCAGTTACAGAAGAGAATGTATTGGATCAGATCAAGAATGGTAACCTCATGAAGGAGGCTAACGTCAAAGCAGCAATCGATGAGATTGAGAAGCAGAAGGACGAGAAGCAGAAGAATGAGGCTATGAATATGATCTGCACTGCTAAGTACAGCAACAGTAAGGCTCTTCTTGAACTCCGTGCTCGTCGTCGTGAAGAGAAGAATACCAAAGAGTATCTTACCAAAACAAAGGAACTTCTTGACAGTGTACTTGCTGGCAAAATCACTCCTACAGAACACAAGAAACAGCGTGACGACTTACGTGAAGAGTTCCGTAAGAAGAACCGTGAAAGTGACAATCAGCTCACAGAAGAGATGCAGGAGTTGCGCAACAGCTTTGAGGGCCGTTGGCAGTATTGGTGGGATTAATTTCCCAGTAACACACAAATTTGTGCTAAACTAGCAGAGTCTTAGAACCAGTCTAGCGTGGAGACCGGAATAGTTTAAATGAATAGAATACTAATGAGTATTGATGAGAAAATACCACTTCAATGAATTAACATTGACACAAGAGCCTTTGAGCCACGTGCAGCACACATAGCGAGGATACGCTATTATAATATATCCAGTAGATGATCAAATAATTACAATATGCGAACCATAGAGTCGGTGCTCCTATAAGGAATCCTCATTGGCGAGGTAAATAGACACTGTATTGTGTATCAAGAATAGATACATGTGAATTATAATAGAGTCTAGAACCATTTATATGAAGCATATTTATTAAGCTATTTAAAGCGTTTTAAGACGTTTAAACAACTCGAGTGGATTAGCTACCCATAAAATGCGTTAGAATGTCTTAAAACGCAAGCAAATGGCTTTATTCGGAGTCTTTGGGATTGATCACCTAAGGATTCACTAAAAAAGAAGCATATCCGTATGAGGTATACGTCCAAGACGCGGGTTCGATCCCCGCCAGCTCCACTAATAAATATAAATAAGGGGCTGATTGGTTTTGATTGGCGTGGAAGTAAATACACCTATTCAGTTAGGAAGGATACTGTATAAATTCAAATGGCAACTTTAATGTTGTTGACTATACTTGCGTAGCGTAAGTAACAGTCAGGTGGATGCAAGACCTACCAAAGTGGTCTAGATTTGGGGGAATATCTGGGATAGGCGCGTAAATAAGACCTAAGAGGGGTTCGATTCCCTAGCCCCCACGAATATGAAAACAGGGTATAAAGAAATGCTCCGTGACAGGTTACCTGTTTACGTAGACATAGCACTAAAATGGTGTCATGTTAAAGAGCTTTGGATTAACCACGTTTATAATTCTCAAATAAATATATACGCAGATAAACCGGAACGGTATAATGCTACTCGCATTGTATTAGGTCTATCTTCTAAAGAGCGTATATTTAAATTTGAAGAAAGTATAGACTGGGTATGGGCTTCTGAAGAAGAAAAGGAAAGAATGCGACCAGCCATAGGGTGGGTTAATTTCTTTAAGTACTATTTTCCGTACATAGATAATGCATGGAAAATTAATCTCTCGTTAGGAAAGACAGAACAGGAGTTCATACAAGAACTATCTTCTGGATACCTAAAAAATGTTAGCGAATCAATTAAAGATAAACTAGCAAAATTCATTACTAATTATTTGAAAAAATGATTAAGTATTTTCCACGTACAAAAAGGGAGTACATTGTCAGCAGAGAAGGATATGACTATTGTGTACATTGCTTTAAAAAGGGACATTACAACCAATTATATAAATGGAATGTAACTATACCTGCAAAATATGCTGAAGTCATGAAAAATGAAGACTTTACAGAGATATTGGCATGGGTTCATGAAAAGATTGTATTTGAAATAGAGGATATGACGTATATAACACTAGATGTGCTAATACGAATACTAACAGGCCTTTTAAACAAATGTAATATCGAAATGAATACAAAAATAGAACTTCATGACATAATAGTTTCTCAATTGAGAAACAGAAAGTTTTATCTAGTTGACAAAGATTTACCTTTTTAGCTATAGATCATTGGGTTGGTCTATAGCTCCTAATTGTGGTCAAGCTATATCCACAATGCGAGTGACACGCTTATAAATAGCTTTATTTGTTTTGAAAAATCCACGTATTACCCCAGAGGAGGTGGAGATAATCAAAAGCGCTCAAGCTGGTAATATAGCAGCTTTTAATAAACTTTTTCATCGTTATAATGGGTTTGTAGATACAATCCTATACTACTATCTTAAAGATATGGATGAAGCAAAGGATATAACTAACATTGTATTCTTGAAAGTTTATGAAAAACTCTCTCAATTCACAGACTATGACTCATTTGGAGGATGGCTGAGAATTTTAACAAACCGTACAGCAATTGATTACTTACGTAGTGTCAAGAACCACGCGAAACCAATAGGAGAAGAAAGTGAACGACTATCACGAGCTTCTTCTATATCTTCAGACGAAGATGATCTTGTCAATCGTCTTGCGTATGAAAGAATACTCGAAGAATTTGAAAAATTCCCTGCTCATATGAAGCAGATTCTTGAGCTATTCTACGTGAATAATATGACTGTTGTACAAATTAGTGAAGCTTTGAGAATCCCCACTGGAACTATTAAGTCGATCTTATCAAGGACTCGAAAGCAAATCAAAAAATCGTTTAACCAAAATTAAAAAAGATGGACTTACTTTGGTTTTTTATCGGAATATTTATTATCTTGTGTATCGGTCGGTACAATGAGAGTAATAAGTTGTTCTGGGTTCTGCTAGTATCATTTGTTGGTAGTTTTGCAGTAGCTACAGTTATCGTGAAGTCAACTTCACATAACTCCGATGAAACTAAGAAAAGTACAGTTCAAGTGTGTCCCACACAGGCGTCAACTAACACATCGGGTATAACCCATTTGGCAGATGCGATGTTAGGAGACATTCTAAGCTCTCAGCTAAAACCTGTGGGTAAGGATAAAAACGCACTTGAATCATTACGGATTAGTTTCAACAGTCCGCTATTTAAAAGCGGAATAGTTTACTCACCTTTAAAACCACCACAATTATGTTTACATACTTCGATACATCATGACTTTCATGAACAAACTCAGAAACTATTAATTTAACGTGATTATATTCACAAGTATTTAACTTTTTAAAATCATTATCAAAATGAGTAAGAAGAATAAGCCTATTAACAAACAGGCAAAGCAAGCTAATAAGGCTGCAAATGCAGCTCCTCAGGTAGAAGCTCCAATCGTGGAGACTAAGAAAGAGGAAAAGGTAGAAGAGCCTAAAGTAGAAGAGGTTCAGACACCCTCAAACACAATGAGCGAATTTACAGAGCAAGTAAAGAAAGCTACAGCTCGTGGTCTAGACCCGAACCGTACAGTAGACTTGCTTAGTCTGAGTCACTCTTATTTCCGCGATGCAGATGCTGCAGCAGAGCGTTATGGGATTAAGAAAGAAGTAGCTGAAACGATGGATCGTTGTACAGCTATTGGTGTAATGACTATGTTTGCTCAGGAAGTAGCTCTTGCTGACACCCCATGGTCTCGCACAATGCGTCCAGCAGTACTGGAGAACATGGCAGAAGTTGCTAAGGAGATTGGTGTAACAATCAATCTCAAGTCATTACCAGCTCCAGACAAGGATGGTAAAGTAACTATTACCCAAGAGAACGTGAAAGTCTCTGCGGAAACTAAGAAGAAGCTTAAGGAGGAGAAAGAACTCCTTGAGGAACAACCAGAATTAGATGTTAATAAGATTGAGAATAAGATGCAGCTCCGCAAGAGTCTTCTTATTTTCTTATCTGAGCGCAAGGATTACCTTGAGAACATCCAGAAGGCTATCAGTCTTTATGCAGCATATTTGGAGAAAGTCAAAGCCGACGCCACCAAGGGCATGACTCGTATTCAGCTGTTGCATGAGCTCATAGAGCTTGTTGGAGAGGCTCCGCTAGTAATGAATGGGATTGGTTCCTTTCTTTACACCGTTACCTCTACATCTAAGTCTCCAGTATCAGCCTTCTGTCATCTTAAGAACACAGTTACAGATCGCAAGACTGGAAAGTGTGACTACGATGATCAGTTTATAGCTGACGTTGTGCGTGAGATTGTAATCTGGAAGGCAAACCTCAAGAAAGAAGAGACTAAGAAGTCTATTGAGGCTGTAGAGAAGAATCTCGAAGTTCTCAAGAAGGATTCTAAGAAGAATGAGAAGGCTATCAAAGATCAGGAGGAGCGTCTTGAGACACTCAAGCACAATCTCGATGTATTTGATGTTACAATCAAGTACGTTACAGAGCCAACTGAAGAGGTAGTTGAGTCATTCTTAGACAAGTGCAAAGAAAAGGACAACACTGCGATGAAGATTTTCAGATCTCTGAGAGAAAGTCTGTATCGTGGAGTAGACCTTCATGGTGTTAAACAAGACAGTTTGCTCAACAATATGAAGATGCAAGCTGGAGTTATAACAAACTTGTTCCGTAGCCCACTGTCTCAGATGATTAACTATAAGCCATCAGAGATACCTGAGCTTCAGTTCATGTCTAAGGAAGAGTTGGAAGCCTTAGAAAAGAAAGAGACTGAAGTAAAGGAGGAAGCTAAGGCTAAGGAAGAAGAGCCAAAAGAGACAGAAGAGAAGTCAAAAAACTAATAGAGACTACTAAAGAAAAAGTTCGCGAAATTAGTAGTCGAATTGGTAAGGCTTACAGAGTCTTGAAAGGCGAAGAATCTATCAAAGATGAATAAGTTAACAACTACTTTATGCTGTATAGCATTTGCCATTAGTGGTATATGCTTAGCTGTAAGTAAGTCAGGACCACCACAGTTACCTGGAAATACTGTGGTGTTTGCGGACCCGATGCCAAAGGTATCAGCACCGCTATTCTTGAATCAGAGTAATACTGAGAAAGAAACTAAAAAGGATACCGTGTTTACAGAAACTGTAAAACATGATACAATCCAAGTAACTAACACAAAACTTAAGTACGTTGTAAAGGTTCGTACTAAGTCTAAAGCTGAGAATCCGTATCTCCCAGCTTTTAGTTTAAAAATACCGAAGGGGAGTTGGGAAACCTCCCATGATTCTACAGAAGTAGTATCAGAATAAAAGAACCAAGTGTATACCGTGTACAATCGGTGCTCCTATATATTGTAAGCTATGCGCTTAGTGTATAGGAGCAGCACATTAGTTCCATATAAGGTCTCATTAGCCTTAGGAACGAAAGAACTTGATCCGAAAATATGTTAGCGCTCTCAAAGCGTGAGAAACCCAAAAGATAGGATGGAAGACATTTAGGCTTGAAAAACCTATTTGTATTAGGGTTAGCGTAGTATCAAACCCTATTCATATGGAAGTGAGAACCGTCTGGTGATGGAAGTATGAGAAGACGCGTAAGCTGTGAGAAGATAATCACACAGAACTTGATGCCGTATCGGAAATGTATATTATGATACTATATATACAAGAACGTTACACGAGATGAAACTATAATAAGAAACCCCGAAGAATACAGTGCATGGGATGGCTGTATGAAGGCAAGGCCAAATTCTATTATAGAGTATCACTACAAATGCATAGCTTAGTGTTCCTCTACAACCAAAGTAGAGTATGAAGGAGTGAAAAAATGTATGGAGTAATCAATATTGTAGGGATAATACCTACAAAGTGTATGGTAAATATGCTGACTATGTAAATCCTGGCTGTTCGATTCAGCTGCCTTTTGGGTCACCTTAGGGTCTGGGAATGTGGTAAAACGTCTGATTTATGAAGAAATACGTCCGCCAGGCTTTGGTCGTTTATGCGGGATATAAAAGTAAAATGAC